TAAAGGCGAAGTATACGAATCAGATCCGTGTGGTATCTCTGGTCGTATTCAACAGGCGGTACCGGTAATGCTGGCGCCTGAAACTTCTCAAGTGCCATTAGCGTTTACCATCCACACGAGCATCTAATCTCGGCACACCTAATTGCCAGTTAACCCCTAGGTTCTCTGAACTAATCTTTAACGCCATCTGACGGGCACGGGCACGGATAAATACCTGCTCCGTATAAACATCCACCGCAGTCTCAATTACCGGTTTAGAGTCTGTCGTGCCTACAGGTTGGAAGCCTGACCCGGGGAAGTTGCGAGGGCGAATCTGTAGTGTTATCTCTGGTTGTGCGGCAGTAGACTTAGCAAAGTTAATATCAGGCAACATACGACGAGTCAGCATAAACTGCTCACCGTCAGCAATATCAAAATCAGACGATTGGATGTAAGCCGCTATAGGAGCACCATCGTCATCCAAACCATTTTCTTGATCATAGAGAACCCCCGTGATAGTTCCACCGGGTGTGTTAACTGCCATAGGATACTCACGCAACGGGCTATCTAACCAAGCGGTGCGGTCAATATTTCCGTAGTACCAGATACGCTCAAGGTAGTTATAGATCACATAACGGTTGGGGTATGAAGAATTAGAACTTGGGTATATCCACCAAACCTCATTCCAGCCTTCGTTTGTGCCAGAGATAATAGTATCAGCCTGAGCGTAGTTAATGTCCTGATAGACAAACTGCCGTAAGGTGCAGGGAAGCGTCTCGACACGGCCTGAATAGACATAGAACTTATCATGCCCCATCCAGTAAGTGACGTTATTTACAGTTACGCAAGCCCGTGGGCTAAGGATGGAGATGTTATCTGCTAGTTCTTGTAAACCAAATACATCCGTGGTTCCAAGAAATTGAAAAGAATAAAGGTGTGATTCTGTCCACACCAAAATTTCTTGCCTCGTTGGCAGGGCACGAACAATTGCTGATCCTCTAGAAACCCTTATAAATCCCGCAGAGTTGGTCGGAGTCCATTGACTCGGATTATCCTGATCAGACCAGCGAATAAGAAGGGGGTCAAAATCAGCCACATTAGTAGAACCAAAAGGCACACTCCCAAAAGCGAGAAGATGCTTGTCGTTCTGTGATACAAGAACCTGCATAGCCTTGGCTGGCACTGCGTTTGCACTGTACCCATCTGCTGTAGCCTTTGCTGAAAGAAGAATAGCATTAGTTAAAAGAGCCGCTCCGGGGTTGGTTGAAGATCCCCGCGTCCAATAATAAATAGCGCCATCTCGTATATTGGCAACTAAATCATTATCAAAGTTGTCATACCACCAATCAGTACCACTTAAAGCAACCGGTATTGTCCCACCAAGACCCCACTCAAGACGACTCCAAGTGTCTGTACCCCAGCCATAGCCAAACGTGCCACCGGGAGTACCAACATTTATTTGATATTTACCAATTGTTGAGGCGCCACCATTACCAGAATCAGAAGCGTTAGCCGTTACTGGAACAACAATTGTGTATGCGTTAGCGTTAATTACTGTAGCAATTTCAAAGCCTTGATTGACATTTAAAATTGCAGCCGTGACATTACCACCCAAGGAAGCAGCGTCAACGAACTGAACATAATTACCTGCTACTGCGGGATTACCCGTATCTGCAACCGTTACGGTAGAAGATCCATTAGTTGCAGTAAATGTTACGTCCCCAGCAGCCGTTGTGGCTTGAAGGGGGGTGACATCATAAAAGTACCCGCCCGCTTCTATGTATAACTTTAGGTTTGTCCCAACGGCTAGGAGATTGTCCCCAAAAGTTGTTACGTAGTTAAACAGTTGTCGGCAAGTGCCAAGGAAAGTATTAGGCGTCTGTTTAAGCCAGCCACCAATCTTTTGGGGAAAACCCGAAAGAAAGCGAATTTTGTCGCCCTCAAACCAGCCACCCTCGTTAGAGTAGTTAGTCTGATCCCGGTTTATTCCCGGTTTAAATCTAAGTGCTATAAATGGCATTTTAGATCCTATTACAATTAAACGCTATGGACACACGTATATCTTCACTATTATTTGGTTCTACACAATGACGCAAATAGGAAGGAAATATAATTAATTCTCCAACTATAGGAACACACCAATACACCCCAAAAAAACCATCTACATTATCATTAATATTATAATGAATACTTGGGGTTGGGTTTTCAAATACAATCCTTCCAGAATCTGGATTTGTTTTTAAATATACACATCCAGATATAGAATTTTGAGCGTGTACATGGCTTACATTACAATCACTTTTTTTATTTATATTAACCCAAGAATTTCTTAGTTTGTATTTGCTTTCTGTATCTTTACCAACTGCGTTAACAGAATCTATTACAAAATTGTATATCTCATAAAATTTATTTTTAAAATCATCTTCTAAAAAACTTTGACTTTGATACCCACCTCTATTAGACACGCATACCCCATTGTTGGATTCCATTTCTAAACACTTTTGCAAATAAATATCCATATTGATTGGCGATATAAATCGCCATATTGGTGTGTAAAAAGGTATAATTTTTTCCACAATTAATTTAAATTAAGCAACTAATCCCGGCAGATACACCGTTTTACCGTTCTGCTTGGTAGCAGTCAAGTTCTGCTTCTTGAGGTTAGCCGGGTCGTAGGAAACATGAACCCAGCCCGAATCAGGCACGCCGGGGGTGTAGAACTCAAGGATCAACTGGGTGTAGTCAAGGTTATCCATAATCCACACCGCTAGGTCTGCGTTGGCAATACCGGGAATCTCAATGTCAGCGGCTTGTCCTTTACAATGGTCGGACGTTTTGGAGCCTCCCACCTTTGCGTTGACTTCGGGGTGCCTGAATCCTGAGTTGACCTTGACTCCGGTTTGGAAGTGGTCACGGACGGGCTGCAATACCTTTTCACAGAGCGTTTTAAGATTAGCAATCTCAACCTCCCCCGGTGTGTTGTCCATGTCGTGACGCAGTGCAGTATCAGACTTCACCATCTCAGCAAGAGAAAAGTTATTTGTCAGTTGCATCTTTCTTCGCCTTCATGTCCATGATCTTCTCAAGGGTGCGTCCGCCAAAATAGAAGGACATAATTAGCATCCCCCACTGGCCCAAGAGTTCTACATAGTTGTTGTTAACCTCAATCTCCCAAGCGCTCATCATTCCAAAGACGGTGTAGGTCACTAGGATAAAGATTAGCGTCATAGGCCGGATGTTCTTAGATAGCCAAGAGTCCGACTTCATGTCAGCCTCAGCCCGTTTGGTCAGGTTATCTTGCTCGTTCATGTCCGCTTGGAGTTTGGCAAGTTCGCCCTTTTGTTGCATCTCTAGGAGCATGGCCTGCGCCTTGGCACGAGCCTCTGGGTCTGGCAAAACCTTGTCCAGTACCTTCTCCCCAATACTTAATAGTGCGGCTATGGGTAACATTATTTTTTACTCCTTGAAAGCATGGTTGCGGCGATATTAAGCATCGCACGGGTTTGATCTAAATCAGCGGGAGGCTTGTCCCATCCCACGGTAATCTGTCCTATAAACCGACTCGGCTCAGGCGGGATACTAATCCTGCACCCAAACCGCATACCCTTCTCGATGTACCACAGGCCAATCTCGGACTGCGCCGCCTTGTAATCACTACAAGGTACGGTACCTGCCATCAGGTTAACTACGTCCTGATTGTTGGCTTGGTTGGTCGTAAAGAGTCCTACATCCAGCCCGTCGTTCGTCTTGTCCCTGCCTTCTTTGGTATACGCCCGATACTGCACCCGGGTTCCCAGCAGGGGGTTCACCTTAAACACTGCCACGGTAGTTGCACCCGTAGTCTTAAACAGGTGGGCTACAGCGTCCTCAACCCGGTCTCCCACAATCTCAGGAAGTTTCTGGCTTTCCTTATAGGTGCCTACGATTAAGTCTTTGTTGTCATACAACATCCAGCCACCGAAGGCCAAGACCGCCATGAGGATCAGGGCAATGAGTTTAAACGGCGAGTCAACATACGCCAACACCTTAGAGAGTGTGTCATTAGCGTTTAGTTTCTCAGCCATTACAGATGACCCTTCATGATGTAATAAATAGTGACAACCAGAAACGCCAGCGTCACACAAATAATCTGCAACTCTCGTAACTTCGCTATATCCCTGCCCATTGCATCCTTGCTTTTGGCATGACGGGCAATCATGTCATCTTTAATCTTCTTGACCTTCTCGAACTCTTCCTCACCCTTGAACTGCCCAAACTGCTGGATCAGAAAGTCCTTTACTTCCAACTCCATGCGGCGTATTTGGTCTAGCCTGCGCCACTCCGCCATAGCGGTCATGATTGTGATTTCGCCTTCTCGCCTACTACGTACTGCTTTAAAAGCATGACGGGCTTTTACCTCCGCCATCCCAAAGTTCTGAATCGACTCGACTGCTGAACTGACCTCTCTGCCCGACTCAATAGCAGATTTAATGCTCTTAGTTGCCGCCTTTGCGGTACCGATAATCGGATCTAAGTCTGACAAAATTCATTCCTATTCCTAAGTCTGACCCCAAGTCTTAGCACCGGCTTTAGGTACGGATGTAGCCCAGACCGATACGGACTTTCTTAACTTCAAGGGTGCGCCACAATCGGAGCAGGTATCAGCCGCCAACTCAGCCTCATCCAAGTCATACCCACAGGCGGCACAAACGTGGACTTCTTCAGATCGGCAGACTTTTACCCCGTCTACCTTATGCGCTTCAATTACTGTTTTCATATTAGATCCTTTATCTAAACTCCGGGCCACCAATCCAAAGAACTAAAGTTCTACGTGTCCCCTTAGTTACTGGAGTAACTCTATGTAATACGTAAGATGGAAAAAACCAAGCACGGCCTCTTTTTTGTTCTAAAGCAATTGGTTCGTCATTATTAACTTTAATCTCCAGTTGCCCACCTTCAAATTCAGAAGGATCACTTAACATTAACACCATTGATAATTTTCTCGGTGTTTTTCGATCCGTAATGGAAGCATCTGTATGCCAACCGTAATGCGATTGGCTATCTTCTGTATAAAGCCCTAACTGTGCAGGTTCATAAAATCCTGTTAAATCAAAATGAAAAAACTGAGAATTAATTTCAGATACAACATTTGATATTTTTTGCCAAACATGAACGTTGTTTTTATTGGGTACAAACCAAGAAACTTTAGTTTCTCTTATTTGTTTATTAATTTGTCCGTCACCGCTAGATCCACCAATTTGAGCGGTTTTTGCATCCAACCATTCTGGGACTGCCAATATTTGATTAATATCTTCTTCAGAAAGAAACCCTTCCCAATAAGCATGAGAATCTTTTCCGGGCAAATTTCTTGGTTCAATACCAAATATCATTTTGTATCCATTAATATAGTTCTATTTTTTACGTACATATTTTTTATAAGCGGTCTAATTGTAATATCACACCCATGCTCAGAAGCGTATGGGCCATTCGCTCTTACATAATGTAAAAAGGCTTGACCTGAATAATATTCTTCTGGCCCATCGCAAACATTTCTCCAATGTTCTATCTCACAAC